TGGTACCAAGTGGTGGCAAACAGGAAGAAGAATTAAAAACAATCCATTCTCTGACGAGGAATGTTAAGGAGGCAGATAGATGGCACAAGGATTATCAGTGGCTCTGCCGCTAACAGAAAGCACAGAAGACGGACCATATGCGGTTCACAAAGATTTGATAAAAGTAGCAGAACAAAATGTAAAGATGGTGGTTCTGACTTCTCCTGGTGAGAGGGTGATGTCGCCTGATTTTGGTGTGGGAATAAAGAGTTATCTTTTCGAGCCAGCCACTTCTGGATTGGCTAACAGAATAAAATCGCGGGTAGCCAGTCAAATTTCACAATATGTGCCATATGTAAAAGTATTAAACATCGCTGTCAACATGGTTCCAGACGAGGGTACGCTATTTCTTAAGATAAGATATTCTATCCCCAGCGCCAATACAGTATCCGATTTAACTATTCCTGTTTCTTCGTAAGATAAGTCTGGCAATACTATTTATTGAAAGAGGGAGTACAATTAGATGTCGAACAAAAAGGTGCCAATAAAATATACCAGTAGAGATTTTAGTTCCATTCGAAACGATCTCATTAATTACGCAAAGAGATATTATCCAGACACTTTTAAGGACTTTGGCGAGGCCTCTTTCGGCGCGCTAACTATCGACACCGTGGCATATATTGGCGACATGCTTTCGTTTTACTTGGATTATCAGGTTAATGAAACATTTTTAGACACAGCTACAGAATATAATAACATATTGCGGCTCGCCAAACAACGCGGATACAAATTTAAAGGAAGTGAGTCTAGTACTGGACAAATGATGTTTTATGTTATTGTCCCGGCGAACGGATCCGGCATGGGCCCCAACTCTAGTTTTTTGCCTATATTGAGAAAGAATTCTGTAGTCGGATCCAATTCCGGAGCCAGCTATGTTCTTTTAGATGATGTAAGGTTTGACAATCCCAGCAACTATACAGTTGCGGCCAGAGTTAACGAAACGACAGGGATCCCGACTCATTATGCCATAAAATCTTCTGGAAGAGTTATATCTGGAAAATTTGGAATAAGAAATATTGCCGTTGGCGCCTTTGAAAAGTTCAAAAAAATAACAATACCAGACCCTAATATTGTTGAGATAATCAGCGTATTTGACTCCGAAGGGAATGAATATTATGAAGTAGAGTTTCTTTCGCATGATGTGGTATATAAATCGGTACCGAATAGAGACCTGAATACTCGCAATAACGCGCCTTCTCTTCTCCGCCCCTTTTCAGCAACGCGAAGATTTACAACAGAAAAAAACAGAAAGACCACAACCCTTCAATTTGGATACGGATCAGATTCGGAAATATCTTCTCCCACCTTGGCAGAGCCATCAAATTTGGTACTACAAAAGTTCGCAAAAGAATACATTACTGATACAGCTTTTGACCCTTCTGATCTTTTGGGGACAGACAAGCTAGGTATAGGCCCATCAGATACAACTTTAGTTATAACCTATCGCAAGAATTTAGTAGGAAACTCTAATGCGGCAGTTGGGTCAGTGAAAAGAATAGTTACTCCTATTGTTGAATTTGCCGATCCTGGCGTCTCAACTCACCCGGACGCAACAGATGTGATTGCTTCATTGGAGTGCTACAACGAAGAGCCCCTAGGTGGTACAGTGCGCCTTCCTACTGTCGAGGATGTCAGAAGAAGCACATTGAATTATTTTCCCACCCAGAATAGGGCAGTTACATCAACTGACTATGAGGCTCTGGCGTATGCTATGCCATCCGAGTTTGGTTCGATCAAGCGTTGCCGTGTGGTCCGAGACCAAGACTCTCTAAAAAGAAATTTAAATATGTATGTTCTTTCAGAAGGTACGACTGGCCGGCTTGAAACTGCCAATGCAGCGCTCAAGCGTAATTTGAAAATCTGGCTCAATCGATATAGGATGATAAACGATACCGTTGATATTCTTGACGCAAAGATCGTCAACATTGGAATTGAGTTTGAAGTGGTTTCTGACAATACAAATAATTTTGATGTTCTACAATCAGCAACTCGCGCCATCCAGAACAAATTTGTTCGTCAATGGTTCATAGGGGAGAGGCTTTCTATCACAGAAATATATTCTGTTCTTAATTCCGCTCGTGGCGTTGCTGATGTCACTAATGTTAAAGTAACCCTGAATTCCGGAGGAAGATATTCCCAGACGGGCTTTAACATAGGTAGTCAGACATCACCTGATGGAAGATACATATCGGTACCTGACAATGTGGCATTAGAATTAAAATTCCCTAGAACTGACATCAAAGGAAGCGTTAAATAATGGGCATCAAAAGATACTGGGCAAAGTCCGACAACACAATAACGACCGCTTTTGAAGAGAACTTGACCACAAGGGGAACGGGTTCCAACATGGGCGCCTCTGACATACTAGAGGTATTCTCTATCTATGGACAGCAGACAAGCGGATCGGCAGAACAAGCAAGGGCTTTAATTAAGTTTAATACATCTGCTTCCTCTAATTCCGTTCTTTCAGATCGAAACGCCGGTACGATCCCTTCATCAGGCAGCGTGAGTTTTTACTTTCGACTATTCAATGCGAGACACGGACAGACTCTTCCAAAGTCTTATACGATGGACATATCAGCGATATCTGGTTCTTGGACAGAGGGCACAGGAATGGACATGGAGACCTATAAAGATAAAGGCTCTTCCAACTGGGTTAACCGAATTGCCTCGCGATCTGCCGGAGATCATGAATGGGCAACTCATGGAGGAGATTATTTTCAAGACGCGTCTTCCTCTTTCACGGCATCTTTTGATGGTGGCACCGAGGACATAGAGGTAGACATTACAACACTTGTTGAGCAATGGATGTCGTCTTCCAATCTAGGATATAAGCCTGACGAGGGAATGGTTGTCATGCTTTCCTCTGTTTATTCAAGCGCTTCAGTTTCGTATTATACTAAGAAGTTTTTTGGCAGAGGTACGGAATTCTTTTATAAGCGCCCATGCATTGAGGCTCGTTGGGATTCTTCCAAAAGAGATGACAGAGGAAATTTCTTTTATAGCAGTTCTCTTGCGACCGCTACAGAAAACTTGAATACGCTTTATTTCTATAACTATTTCAGAGGACAACTAAGAAATATTCCAAGCATCGGCGCAGATAGTATATACTTGAGTTTGTATTCCGGCTCAACCTCCCCCAGCGGCACTGAGTTGGTGCTGGTTGCCGACGGAACCCATGTTAGATCTGCTCTTACGACTGTGGTTACTGGCGGGCATGTGTCGACGGGGATCTATTCCGCTAGTCTTGCTTTGACTGCCTCAACCTCCCCTCTTACGAAAATATATGATGTGTGGTTTTCTGGCGCCGCCGGGAGCAACGACACAAGTCCGTCCGCCTCCAACTGCGTACAGCTACATACAGGATCTTTTATACCGAGTAAAATAGATATATCAGATATTGCACCGTCAACTGAGTTTGTTTCAAGCATTACAAACTTTAAAACTGTTTATCGTTATAATGAAACAGCACGATTCAGGGTGTACACTCGCCAAAAAGATTGGGTTCCTACTATTTACACTAAGGCGACTGCGCAAGCAGAAGTCAACATAGTGGAGAGCGGTTCATACGAGATTTACAGGGTCGTTGATGATTTAAGGGTTGTTCCATATGGCACGGGAAGCGATTCGCACACTCATATGTCTTTTGATGTGTCGGGAAGCTACTTTGACTTAGACATGAATATGCTGGAAACCGGCTACATGTATGGAATAAAACTTGCTTATTACAACAACTCTGTCGGATCTTGGGTTGAACAACCAGAAACATTTAAGTTTAGGGTCGAATCGAGGCAGAGTTAATAATGGGTATAAAAGATCTATTTGACGACAAAACAACAGCGGTAATTCCAACAACAAGCTTAGAAGAAGAGATTGTTAGGAATTATCCTGAATTAGAATCTGACGATAATTTTTCGGAACAAAGCAAAAGAATAGAGCGCTTCATTCCGCATGTCGATTTCAGCAAGCCGCAGGAGTTCGCTCGCTATGGTTCTGCCGAATCGTACTATAAGGATGCCATAACCAGGATTTACAATCAATATCCTTATGATGGCTCTGAAAGAGAAATTCAAGAGTTCTTAAATGAGTCAAACTAT